ACTCTGCAGTTGATACGGTTGTAACATCTTTTTGAAACATTACTCTACTTACTACTTCAAGTTGCTCAATGCTTAACTGTCTTGCTTCAATTAATGCGTCTACTTCAAAGTTTAAATCTTCAACTTCTTTTGCAGCATCAATTGTTTTGTCTACTTCTACAAAAACAGTTCCATTCATAGGATGATAATGTAAGAATTGTTGTAGAACAGGATTTGTTCTTGGAACATTTAAAAATCCATTATCAAAAATAACAGGCTCAAGAATAAAATTTCCGTCTTGTTCATCTTCAAATGGTGACTTTTGATTCCTTGCATAACGAAGCGCTCTGTTTGTGTTATTTTCTTCATCAAAGTAAAGAAGTTGAAATCTAGATGTGTTTCTAGATGGCAATGTAAAAGATATTGGCGTTCCATTGCTTTTTAATTTGTAGATCTTATCTACTGATGTTGTGTTTTTTTTCATTTTATTTAATTTAAGTTGTTACTAAAAAATAGAGAGGGACACTGATGTCCCTCTCTTGATTTAATCATTTGTTATTATGCTCCGTAACGGAATAATACAAAGTTATTCGCACCTAAAGTACAAACAGCACGCTCAGATAAGAAGTTAACTTCCATTTTATCTATGTCACTATTTTGAGCACCTCCGGCTGAACCTGTAATCCAAGTCTTATACTTTCTATCTTCTGCTTCAGAAGCACGATATCTAACGTGTAAGAAAGGTCGCTTTGCATTTTTACCCATTATTTGGTCATATACATTTGTAGACCCTGCAGGAACTAAAAGTCCTGTAATAGCTTTAGAAGCTGCAGAAGTAGACATTCCTCCACGCATTGTTGGGTCATTTAAGTATTTCCAATCAGTCTTGTAGAAATCATAACCTCTTCGGAATCCTGTAAAGCCTAAATTTAAAGCCATGTCTTTGTCATTGTCAAATAGACCATAAGAAGTACCACCTGCTCCATAAGAGTTTTGTGCTGCTAACATATCGTCAATGTCAAATCCAAAGTCACGATTAACAAATAGTACATTTTCTTCAATAGCACCTTGCTTATCTAAACGAGAGATAACAGTGTCCCAATCAGAAAGGGTTGTTGGATTACCACCGCCCCATACATTTCCACGGCTATTTACTACATAGAAAACACCATCTGAACCTGCTCCTGTAGGAGTACCTGTGCTAAGGTGTGTTAATGCACCTGAACCTGCTGCTGCAGGAACAGCTTCAATCATTGCTGTTTCAAGATAGTCTTCAAAACGTAAACGAGTTTCATGCTCTGATTTCAAATACCAAAGGTATCCTGTAGCACCATTCTCAGTAGTTACTTCTATCCAACCAATTTGAGCCATGTCTGAACCATTTACTTCATACTTATCTTTGATGATAATAGGCTTGTTAGTAAAGATTTCATCTTCAGCTTCCAAAGAACCTACCATTCCTGCAGTTCCTTTTTTAAATTCAGAACCGTAAACAAATACAGTACAAGTCATTCCGTTAATAATAGAAGGAGTAGCCTCATAGAAAGCTATTTTAACAACTAAATTTGTAACACTTACAACAACTGCTTTGTTACTTAATCCTGTTGCATTGTCTTGAATTAATAAAGTTTGGTTAGCTCGAATAGCTGCAGTAGCACCTACATTTGGGTCATTGACAGTAAAATCTATTGTTGTTAAACCTGAAGCTGCTGATGTAACACAGCTTGTATACTTAGTATGTAAACGACCTTGTTCAGCCCATATTATTTTGTCTGAATTTGATGGTAACTCCGCTCCTACTAAACGTAAGAATGAAGATACTGTACGATTACCATAACGCTCAAATTCTTTCTCATAAGTATCAGGAAGATACTGATTTAAAAAGCTAAAGCTTGTTACATAGTTTGATGATACGGCAACTTGCTCTGCACTTGGCTGCAAGTTAAAACCGGGGGTTGATAATATTGCCATTTTTTTTTGTTTTAGTTTTTATATTCTTTTTATACTTCTAATTTTTAGTCCGTTTCCGGATTCAGGGCTTAGAGACTTGACCTGTACGCCTTCGGCTCTTGAACCTGCTTCAGATACTTTACGCTCAGACATGTTTATGTTTTTTATCTTACGCGTAACATCATCCGTTGCATCAGCTTGTCCTTGTTCATAAAAGAACTTAGCAAACTTTTCAGGGTTCATTGCCATAGCTAACGATTTATGATATCCCTCTGCGTCTTTCATTAAACCATTCTCATCTAAAAACTTATTAATAAAGTTTTGTGGTGTTGAATGATTTTTTTTAATCTCGCTTAGATTACCGGGAGAAAATGAAAATTTCTTGTCGTTTATGTTGAAATCAAAACCTTTGAAATCATCGTTCAAAACTTCATTTGTCTTTTGGTCGAACCATTCTCGCTTACGCTTGTTTGATTCCTCAATAGTCGCTGCTTCCTTTGTGTATTGTTTGTATGCCTCGAATACTTCCTTTTCTTCATCCGGAACATCTAAACCTCTTGACTCAAGGGGTGCAGAGTATTGTTCTTTCTGTTCATTGAAGTATTTCTTAGCTTCTCCAATAGCCTTTTTCTTTGCAATCTTTGTTTTCTTAATAAAAGAATCATCATCTAAATCTTCATCGAAATAATAATCTTCCATTAATGCATCTATATCATCTGAATCCAAATCTGAATTTGTAGAATGTAGATATTGCTTTAATAGGTCATCAGAATCCATATTGTCAAAATCCTTATTTAACTTTATGTAATCTTCAAACCCTCTTCCTGTGTCCTTCTTATATTTCATATAAGCAGCAACATCGGAAGGAATTTCTTCTGTGATATTTCTTTCAGCCATTAATTCATCAAATGAATTAATTTCTTTATTATATCTTTTCCCAATATATGAAAGAACTCTTTCTTCGCTTAATTCATCTTCAGGTTCAAATTCCTGCTCTTGTTCTTGCTCTTGCGGCTCAAAATTATTATTTGTCGATAATGATTCTTCGTGCCTTGCAAGTAATTCTTCTTCTATTTGAGCAACACTTTTTTCTTCTCCTTCTAGTAATTTAACTTTCATTTCCATTTTATTTGATTTTATTTTTTACAAAGTTATATAAAAAAATTTAATATTTTAACGAGGTGAAAATTCCCCCATATCAAACCCATCTAAACTATCCTCATTTGACTCAAAAGTCATAGGTCTACCTTGAGGAACATTAAATCCGTCTAAGTCATCTTCACTATTTTGGAAATCTATAGGGGATAGATTATTCTTTCTTTGATTTATTAGTTTTGATTGTTCAGTATTTTGTTGGCTTATTCTTTTTGCTTTAGCATCTTCTCTCTCATTCTCTCTAGCCTTCAAGTTGTTTTGCTGTAAGCCACCTAATTGCATATTGTAATCAAACTCTACTGCCATCAATTCTTTTTTGAGTTGAGCTTCTGCTGTTAATTGCTGAATACTAAACTGAACCTCTGCTTGCTTTAATTTTAACTTAGCATCAGATTCCATTTGTATTTTTTGCATAGCAGTTTGCATCGCTAATTCTTGAGACTTTAATTGCTGCTGTGCTTGCATTGCTTGCATCTGCATTTTATTTTGGTCTTCTCTATCTTGCTTCTGACTTCTCTTCATCTTCAACAGTTGATTTGCAAGTTTGAGATTTCTCAATTCTCGAATATCAATAGCATCTTCAAGATTTATATCACCTTTAGATAAAGCCATTTGTATGTTTGCTTCAAGCTGTGCTTTTTGTTCTTCATCAGGAGACACTTCAATAAAAATTCCAAAGTCATAAATATATAAATCAGAAATATCATTTAATATTGATACATTATACTTTCCAATTTTATTTGCAAAATCATCTTTAAAATCAGCATACTCTAATATATCTCCTACTCTATAAGTTAATGCTTCTGCTAAACTTCTATAGATATATAGACCACCTTCAAGTATATGTCTTGTTGCTGTATTTGAATTTAATGCCGCTAATTTTTGAACACCTACTAATGAATTAGGGTCAGGCGTACTTCCATCTCTTGCTTCATTCAATCCTGTTACAGACCTAATCATGTCCATATAATGGTTGTAATTAGATATTAACATTTGAGTTTTGCTCAATCCTGAATTTGAAGTTAATTGAGTAATAGGAACTTTTGCATTGTTAAAGTCACCCTCTTGAGTATAGCTTCTTCCAATAACACTACCTGTTTGAAAATACAATCTTAATGCATCTTCAGGGTTGTATGCAGCACCTGTACCCAAGTCCACTTCATTTAATCCGTCAGCGTCAATAAAGACACCATCAGGTACAACTCTTGCAATTACTTGCTGTAGCTTTAAGTGCGTTATTTGTATTAGGTCAGTAAATGGTATCATTCGTCTAACTAAAGACTCTATGTTACCCTTATACATTCTTGGAGCGTTAGCAACGTAATTTGGTAGTGCATGTTGAGATGATGATTTAGGGCGAACCATATTTTGAGCCATCTCCCACTTAATGAGAATATTTGTTCCCATAACCATTATACCATCATACCAAACATCAATGGTCTTTTCAATTTTAACAAAATTGTTCTCCTCCATCATTTCAACAGGAGGATTAAATGTGTCATCTTTTTCAA